ATGGCATCCACTACTCGACCGTGTACCTTTGGATGGGGAAAGACAAGGAGTTTGCTCAACGCTTCGCGGAGGCGCGTGAAATAGGCACAGACTGCATTGCCGACGACGCGCTCGAGATCATTGACACTGAGCCAGCCATGACCGGCGGCGACAATCCCAAGTACGACAGCGCCCATGTGGCCTGGCTACGCAACCGGGCAGAGTACCGGCTCAAGCTGTTGGCCAAGTGGAACCCGAAGAAGTACGGCGACCGCACCACCTTAGCTGGCGACCCTGACAACCCATTGATGGAACCGATGGACGACACCCAGCGTGCGGCCAAACTGCAAGCGATTCTGGCCACAGCCCAGGCGCGAAAGGTTAAGAATGGTGGAGGCGTTTGATCCTGCGTTGCTGGCGTATCTGACCGACGAGGAAAGATCGGAACTCGACTCATTACTGACCAGCGACAAGACCCTGTGGCGCCCACTGTCTGGCCCACAAACCATGGCATACGAAAGCCAGGCCGACATCATTGGCTACGGCGGCGCGGCGGGCGGCGGCAAGACTGACCTGGCATGCGGCAAAGCATTGACCAGCCATCGCAAGATCGGCATCTTCCGATTGAACGGCACCGAGTTGACCGGCGTGCTGGACCGCATCACCGAATTGGTCGGCAGTCGCAATGGGTACAACGGCAAGGACAACATCTGGCGCATGAGGCGCATCGATGGCGTGGCCATCCAGGTAGAGTTCGGATCTTTCCCAAACCCCGACGATGAAAAGAAATACCAGGGCCGGCCGCATGACCTGCTGGTTTTTGATGAAGCCGCGAACATGCGCGAGTCTGCCGTGCGCTTCCTGCTTGGCTGGTTGCGTACCACCGTGCCTGGGCAGAAGTGCCAAGCCCTGCTGACATTCAACCCACCAACCACAGCCGAGGGCCGCTGGATCGTCCAGTTCTTTGCGCCATGGCTGGACAAGAAACACCCGAACCCGGCAGAGCCAGGCGAACTGCGCTACTTTGCAACCGTCGATGGCAAAGATGTCGAGATGGATACGGGTAAACCCTTTACTCACAATGGAGAGCAGATCACGCCGCTGTCGCGTACCTTCATTCCCTCACGCATAAGTGATAACCCTTACTTGATGGGGACCGGCTACATGGCACAACTTCAATCACTACCCGAGCCACTGCGCTCACAGATGCTGTACGGCGACTTCCAGGCAGGCATGGAGGACGATCCTTGGCAGGTGGTGCCCACGGCATGGGCAGAGGCCGCTATGGCCCGCTGGAAGCGTCCTGACAAGCTGGCGCCAATGGATAGCCTGGGCGTCGATGTGGCCAGAGGCGGCAAAGACAACACAATCCTGGCCAGGCGCCATGGCATGTGGTTCGATGAGGCACTGGCTTACCCGGGCAAGACCACACCCGATGGCCCGACGATTGCAGGCCTGGTGGTGTCAGCACTACGCGACCGGGCGCCGATCCACATCGATGTGATTGGTGTCGGCTCAAGCCCGTACGACTTCCTGAACGAGATGGGCCAGCAGGTGCTGGGCGTCAATGTGGCTGAGTCAGCACTGGGCCTGGACAAGTCTGGGCGCCTGCGCTTCAAGAACCAGCGGTCCGAACTGTGGTGGCGCATGCGTGAGGCATTGGACCCGGCCAACAACACCGGCATCGCGTTGCCTCCAGATCAACACCTGCTCGCTGACCTGTGCGCACCGACATGGAAACTGGTTGGCCAGACTGTGGCCGTGGCCAGCCGGGAAGAGATCCTAGACAAGATCGGGCGATCACCTGACTATGCGTCGGCCTACTGCCTGGCATTGATGGACACGCCCAAGCGATCGATCATGAAGGAACTGGGCCGCTACAACAAAAGGGAAGAGTATGACCCGTACAGCAAACTTTGAACGAGTGGCCATTGGCCTCGATGTCGCGCCCTTGCTGGCCAGGCTTGATGCCATGCCGCACCTATGGGACGAGATCACCGCACGCCAGGAGTACACCGGCACGGCACATACTGACACACACTGCATCTACCCGCGTGGCCCGTTCAAGTTCACGCCCTACTACTACATGTTCGACATCGGGGCGTACGACTACCCAGTGATGGACACGCTGGCCGATGTCCTGGTCCCGATCCTGCGGCCACTGCTTACCGATGTGCTCAAGGTCGACGACCTGGGCCGGGTGCTCATTGTCAAACTCAAGCCTGGTGGCGTCATCACGCCGCACATTGACGAAGGCACCTACGCAGACCACTATGCACGCTTTCATGTGGCCGTCACAGGCACAGACAAGGCGACACTGACAGCAGGAAGTGAGACGCATCACCTCGAGCCTGGCGACGCATGGTGGTTTAATCACAAGGTAAAACACTCAGCACGAAACGACGGCGATACCGACCGCATCCACATCATCATTGACGCGGTGACCCCGCTGTTCCCGATGCGTAAGGTACCCGTATCCGATAATGTAGCCACTACTGTGGCGTCAATAGTGGGGAACCCATGACTGAAATACGACTTTCAAATGTCGATGAGATGCTTGCGAATGCAAGTGAGTTGTTCTCGGAACACTGGGAAGAGATTGCCCTGAACAAGCAGGTGATGGTGCTCAAGCCCGATGAGGGTAAGTACCGAGCCGCAGAGGCCAACGGCATGCTGTTGATCCTCGCCGCTTTTGAGGACGAAAAGGTTGTGGGTTATTCGGTGAATGTTGTGACGAATCATCTTCACTACGCCGATCTCATAACATGTAGCAACGACTTGCTCTTTGTGACTGAAGGCAAGAGGAGTGGCCGACTTGGCTTGCAACTGATCCGTGCAACGGAGAAAGAAGCAAAACAGCGCGGCGCCCGTCTGATGCTGTGGCATGCCAAACCAGGCACGCCGCTGGAGAAGATGATGCCTCGCCTTGGTTACGGTGTGCAGGACATTATCTTCAGTATTCAGATCTAAAGGAGATCATCATGGGTGTAACAGCGGCAGTGGCGGCAGTGGTAGGAACTACATACGCGGTCTACAGTGGCGAAGAGGCCAAGAAGACACAAAAGCAAGCAATTCAAAGACAAGAGGTTGCGCAAACGCAACAGCTTGAGCAGGCTAAAGAAGTTGCGGCAACCTCACAGCAAAACATCAACAAGGCAAACCAACGCCGACCAGACACGCAGGCCGCTATGGCTGATGCGACTATGGCTGGCACTGGTGGTGGAAGCGGCACCATGCTGACTGGCCCGCAGGGTATCGACCCTCAACAGTTGGCCCTTGGCAAAAATACTTTACTCGGCGGTTAAACCATGAGTCAATTCCCCAGCGACGCACAGTCGTATCCAAATGCCCCGACGCGGGACAAACTGTTCACGCGCTGGGGTCAACTCAAGTCGGAGCGTGCATCCTGGTGGGCGCACTGGCAGGAGATCACGACCTACTTGCTACCACGCAATGGCCGATACTTCGTCCAGGACCGTGACAAGGGATGGCGCCGTCACAACAACATCTATGACAACACCGGCACACGCTCACTGCGCGTGCTAGGCGCTGGCATGATGGCTGGTGCAACAAGCCCAGCACGACCATGGTTCCGCCTGGCCACAGCAGACCCTGAACTCAACAAGTATCAGCCGGTCAAGGTGTGGCTCGATGACACAACCCGTCGCATGCAGATGGTGTTTCAGCGGTCCAATACCTACCGCGCCATGCACCAGATGTATGAGGAACTGGGCGCATTCGGCACTGGTGTGTCGATCGTATTGCCTGACTTCAACAATGTCATTCATCACTACCCGCTGACAACTGGCGAGTATTGCATTGCAACTGATTACCAGGGTGGTGTTGACACGCTGTACCGTGAATACGAAAAGACTGTTGCAGAAGTGGTGCAAGAATTTGGGCGCGAGAACTGCTCGACGACCGTGCGCAACATGTTTGACCGTGGAACACTTGATGCCTGGGTGCCCATCATCCATGCCATTGAGCCTCGTTCAGATCGAGACACACGCAAGCGCGACAACATAAACATGCCATATGCGTCGTACCACTTTGAGGTGGGCGGCGACAACAGCAAATTCCTGCGCGAGTCTGGCTTCAAGATATTCCCTGTGCTGGCTCCACGCTGGGCCACTGCTGGTGGTGACATCTACGGAAACAGCCCTGGCATGGAAGCATTGGGCGACATCAAGCAATTGCAACACGAGCAACTGCGCAAAGCCCAGGCGATCGATTACCAGGTCAAGCCACCGCTCCAGGTGCCAACCTCAATGAAGAACCGCGATGTCGAGACACTGCCTGGTGGCGTATCGTTCGTTGACGCAAACTCACCAACGGGCGGCATCCGCTCTGCGTTTGAAGTCAACCTCAACTTGCAGTACCTGCTCAACGACATCCAAGACTGCCGCGACCGCGTTCGTGGTGCGTTCTATGCTGACCTGTTCTTGATGCTGGCCAACGCAACAGACACACGCATGACGGCTACCGAAGTGGCCGAGCGCCACGAAGAGAAACTGCTCATGCTTGGACCAGTGCTCGAGCGTTTGCACAACGAGTTGCTGTCTCCATTGATCGACATGACATTCACCCGCATGGTCGAGGCTGGCGTGCTATTGCCACCACCTCCAGAATTGCAGGGCATGGAGTTGTCGGTCGAGTTCGTATCGATGCTGGCCCAGGCACAGCGTGCTATCGGCACCAACAGCGTTGACCGCTTCGTCGGCAACCTGGGTGTCGTGGCCAACATGAAGCCAGAGGTGCTTGACAAGTTCAACAGCGACGCGTGGGCTGATGCCTATGCCGACATGCTGGGTGTTGATCCCAACATCCTGGTGGCCGGTGAGCAAGTCGCAATGATTCGAACAGCACGCAACGAAGCACTCGCGGCCAAAGAGCAACAAGCCGCAATGCAACAGCAAGCCGTGATCGCCAAAGATCTGTCACAAGCAAAGACGACTGATCCAAGCGCACTGACCAATGTTATCGATATGTTTTCCGGTTACAACACACCCTGAAAGGAATAGCCATGCCAATGATTAACATGAAAAAGCCAGCCGAGCGCGAAGAGATGCCAGGCGAATACGAAGCAGACGAGCCGCGTTACCCGTACGGCCTATGCATCAGCCTGGGCAAAGACGAACTTGAGAAGCTAGGCATCACCGCATTGCCAAAGGTCGGCACTGAGATGTCCATCATGGCCAAGGCCTATGTCAAGATGACTCGTGCGTACGAGACTCAAGGCGAAGGCGAAGACATGGGCATCGAGTTGCAGATCACCGACATGGAGATCCAAGGCAACCAGCAACAGCGTAATGCTGAAGCATCGACCATGCTCTACGGCTCGGGTGAGTAACTATGCCAGCCAAGACTGAGAAGCAGGCCCGGTTCATGCGGGCCGTGGCCAACAACCCCGAATTCGCAAAGAAGGCCGGGGTGCCTCAGTCTGTTGGCCGTGAGTTCTCACAGATGGCCGACAAGATGTATCCGGCCAAAGACAAAGAAAAGAAGAAGGACTGACCATGCCAGGACCGGGACTTTGGGCCAACATTCATGCGAAGAGAAAACGCATCGAGCAGGGATCTGGTGAGCGCATGCGAAAGCCTGGCGAAGAGGGCGCCCCAACCCGTAAAGACTTCAAAGAGTCTGCGGCTGAGAAACTCTACGGCAAAGACAAGGAGAAAAAATAATGGCACGCCAAAAGTACCAGGGCGCTCCCTGGCTGTATGACGAGACGGCCGGCGACATCGTGGGCGTCAAAGATCCTGATGGGTCTGAGTTCTACTTCCAGCGTACGCCACGCGTTGGCTTGTTTCATCACAATGCGACACAAGTTGCCGCATCAGCAAACACAGCGTATGCAATGTCTTTGGGTGAAACTGACATATCTCGAGGCGTATCAATTGTCGACACCAACAAAATTACTGTAGACCGCGCAGGCATTTACAACATTCAATTTTCAGTTCAATTGGATAGGACCAATTCTGGTACCGATGTTGTTGATATATGGTTCAGAAAAAACGGGGTTGATGTCTCTGATTCAAACACCAAAGTTACGATAAGTGGTTCGGCTAATGCCTGCAAGACAGTCGCGGCCTGGAACTTTTTTGTTGAAGCCAATGCTGGCGACTATTTCCAAGTCATGTGGAATACCCCAGATACCCGCGTAAATCTTCATTACAACGCGGCAGGTACCAGCCCAACCAGGCCAATTACTCCATCAATCATTGTGACTGTCAATGAAGTGGCGGCATGACGGTACCCGTATCCAAATGTGCAGTCGTTAGATTGGCGCCATGAGCAAAGAATTCGACCCGATCGATATCCGTGGGCAAGAGCGTGCAAAGTCCGACAAAGATATGCGCGAAAAACTGGCCCGCGATAACGAAGAGGCAGATATCAAGTGGCTCATGGGTAGTAAGAGGGGGCGTCGCGTAGTGTGGCGTCTTATGGATCAATCCGGCGTGTTCCGGCTGTCGTTCAATACCAATGCAATGCAAATGGCATTTGCAGAAGGTAACAGAAACTTCGGCAATCGCACGCTCGCGATGATTCACTCTCTATGTCCTGAGTTATATCCACAAATGGTAAAGGAGCAATCCAATGACAGAATCGCTGATGACGGATCAAGCCACAACGACCACTGAAGGCACGCCCGCATCGCAAGACGCCTTGAGCACACAACCGACGGGGGGTGAGCAACAGGCATCACAGCAACAGGCTGACGGTACGCAAAACCAGCAGACTGGCCAGGACGGCCAGAAGACTGGCAATACCGAAGGTGATCAGAACGGTGTCAAGGCCACGGCCAAAGCACCGGAAGCGTACGAATTCAACGCAGGAGAAGGCCGAGAGTTCGACCCCGAGGTGATTAAATCATTCTCGGAAATCGCCAAGGAATTGGATTTGCCGCAAGACGCCGCGCAGAAAGTGCTGGACAAAGTCGCACCAAAAATCTTGGAGCGTCAGATGCAAGCACTTGAAACTGCTCGTAATGAATGGGCCGAATCTGCTCGCACCGACAAGGAATTCGGGGGTGACAAACTCAACGATAACCTGGTTGTGGCGAAGAAAGCACTCGACTCTTTTGGTACGCCAGAATTGCGCAAGTTGTTAAACGAGTCTGGCCTGGGCAATCATCCGGAAATGATCCGCATGATGTACAGGGCAGGCAAAGCAATCAGTGAGGATCGCTTTGTTGGCGGCACTCGAGGTGGTCAGAAGTCTGGCCCCAAGGGTTTCAACGATTTAGCATCAGCGCTTTATTCAAATCAGCAATCTTAAATAGGAGTCCATCATGGCTACTTTGTCGAACAACTCTCTCACCCTGGCCGATTGGGCCAAACGCGTCGACCCGGACGGTCGAGTTCCCATCGTTGCAGAACTGCTTTCGCAGAGCAACGAAATCTTGGAAGACTGCGTGTTCAAGGAAGGCAACCTGCCTACCGGCGAACGCGTCGTAATCCGTACTGGCTTGCCAACTGTTTACTGGCGTGCTCTGAACCAAGGTATTCCAAACAGCAAATCGACAACTGCACAAGTTGACGAGGCTTGCGGTATTTTGGAAGCCCGTTCTGAAATCGACAAAGACTTGGCAATGTTGAACGGTAACACCGCTCAATTCCGCCTGTCTGAAGACCAGGCTTTCCTGGAAGCAATGAACCAGACTCAAGCCACGACTTTGTTCTACGGCAACCCTGGTGTTGATCCCAAGCAGTTCCTCGGCCTTGCCGCTCGCTACAGCGACAGCACTGCCGCCAACGGTCAGAACATTCTGAAGGCCGGCGGCTCTGGTTCTGATAACACATCGGTCTATTTGGTCGTGTGGGGTGACAACACTGTGTACTGCCCGTTCCCTAAAGGTTCGAAGGCTGGCTTGGTTCACGAAGACCTCGGCGAGCAAACCGTTTACAACAGTGACGGCACTCGCATGCAGGCTTTGGCAACTCGCTACCAGTGGAAAAATGGTCTTGTCGTTAAAGATTGGCGCTATGTTGTGCGCATCGCAAACATCGATGTGTCTGACCTAATGGCCCAAACTGGCACGCAAGCCGCTTCAGCCGCAACCGCGATCATTAAATTGATGGCTCGTTCTTTGTATCGTATTCCTAACATGGCAATGGGCCGTGGCGCGTTCTACATGAACCGCACTGTGCATTCCGGTTTGGCAATTGCGGCATTGGACAAGAGCCAATATGTTTTGAAGATCAACGAAGGCTTGAGCCAATTCGGTATGCCTTATTCTTGGCTGTCGTTCCTTGGCGTTCCGCTCCGTTGTGTTGACTCATTGCTCAACACCGAAGCGGCCATTTCTTAATTGATCAACTTAACTCTGAAAGGAACACATCATGATTACCGATAAACTGCTCCGCGTCTCTACTGACCAAGCCGTGACCACAACTGCCGTGTCGACCGATACTGTCGACTTGTCTATTGCTCGCGACATGGGCGAAGGTGGCGACCTTTACATGAACTTCGCAATGACTGAGGCTTTCGCTGGTGGTACTTCTACCAACTTCGAAATCATCATCGCTGACAATGCCGCTCTGTCGAGCAATGTCGTGGTGATTGGCGCATCCGGCGCGATCGTGACTGCTGATCTGACTCTTGGCAAGAATGTTGCCGTGCGTTTGAATCCGCAAATCGCATCGCTTGGTAAGCGTTACTTGGGCGCTCGCTACACCGTGTCTGGCACTAACACTGCTGGCAAGGTTGTTGCAGACATTGTTATGGATGTTCAGGACGGCAAGAAGTTCTATGCGTCTGGCTTTGCCGTAGTCTAATAAGGAGAATTACACATGCCAAAATACCGCGTCATCGCAACTTGCTTTATCAACAACGGCCTACGCAATGAAGGCGAGATCATCGACTATGATGGTCCTGCTGGATCTGCGCTGGTCCCTTTAGATGATGAAGGCAATGAGGCCAAGGCAGAAACTTCTGCAAAGAAGTGGGCACCGAAAGCCAAGCGCGGCGTTGATGAAGGCTCCGTGTAATCCTTCCTAATTGGAAGCCGTAAGTCACGGGGGGCCGCTGGGAAACCACGGTCCCCTTTTTACATTTAGGAGGCCATGATGGCATCAGTTGTCGACATTTGTAACCTTGCGCTGGCGCACCTGGGCGACAACGCCACCATCGCAAGCATCGATCCCCCAGAAGGATCTGCGCAGGCAGAACACTGCCAACGCTTCTTCCCAATTGCTCGAGACACTTTGCTCGAGATGCACAGTTGGTCTTTTTCAACTAAACGGGCATATGGCGCTGAAGTGGAAAACTCATGGCCAATGTGGCAGTACGCATACTCCATGCCAAACGATGCATCCGACATCATTGCTGTGTTGCCGCCCGAAGCACGCGACGACTACAGCACGACATTCACACCGGAAACCTACCCGGACTTTTACACAAACTACTCGCCGGCTGTTGCCGCTGGCCAGTATGTGCCGCAGAAGTTTGCAGTCGAGATTGCTTCCGATGGATCAGAAATTATTCTGACTAACCAAAACCAAGCTGTTCTTCGATACCACGCAAAGATCACGGACCCGACCAAGTTTTCGCCATTGTTCACAGTGACCTTGTCGTGGCACTTGGCATCGATGCTTGCTGGTCCTGTAATCAAAGGTGACCAGGGCGCCGCAGAAGCCAAGCGATGCATCACCATGATGAACTTGTATCTCGGCAAAGCAATGGAGGCTGACTCCAATTCACGCAAGATCAAGCCAGAGCACATCGTGTCCTGGATCGCGGGGAGATAAACATGCCTAATGTGCGCACACTACAACGATCATTTGCTGGCGGCGAGATGTCGCCAGAGATGTTTGGTCGCATCGATGATGTGAAATACCAGACCGGCGCGGCAACAATGAAAAACTTCATTGCAACGCCACAAGGTCCGGCAGAAAACCGCGCAGGCTTTGCATTTGTCCGCGAGGTCAAAGACAGTACCAAGCGCACCAGGCTCATCCCATTTACATACTCGACCACTCAAACCATGGTCATCGAGTTAAGCCCGGGCTACATTCGCTTTCACACACAAGGCGGAACACTGCTGTCTGGTGGCGTGCCATACGAGATCGCTAACCCATACGCAGAAGCAGATCTGTTCGACATTCACTATGTGCAGTCGGCTGATGTGATGACGCTGGTGCATCCCAACTATGCGCCGCGTGAACTCAAACGATTAGGCGTTACCAACTGGACACTGACCAGCATCAACTTTGGATCGCCGATTGCCGCGCCCACTGGCGTGACTGCCACCCGCTACATTCCTGCGTCATCCTCAACCAACGCAGACACATACGAGACGATGAGTTATGTCGTGACTGCCATCACATCCGATGAGATTGGCGAGTCCGTCTCATCGAGCGTGGCATCAGTCACCAACAACATTTTTGTTACTGGCGCAACCAACACGATTGCCTGGTCCGCAGTGACTGGCGCATCGCGTTATCGCGTCTACAAACTGTTGGGGGGTCTGTATGGTTACATTGGAAGCACAACCGGAACGAGCATCGTTGACAACAACATCGCGCCAGATCTGTCGCTTACTCCACCCATATACGACAACGAGTTCGTCAGTTCAGGCAACTACCCTGGCGCCGTCTCGTACTTCGAACAGCGTCGCTGTTTTGCTGGCACCATCAACGAGCCACAAAAAATCTGGATGACCAAGTCAGGCACTGAGTCCAATCTCAGTTATGGCCTACCCATCCGTGACGACGACCGCATTGAATTCCGTGTTGCCGCTCGCGAAGCCAACACAATTCGCCACATTGTGCCATTGACCCAATTGCTGTTGTTGACGGGATCTGCCGAATGGCGCGTGTCATCATTGAACAGTGACGAGATCACGCCGACCACAATTTCTGTTCGGCCACAGTCGTACATCGGTGCATCGAATGTTCAACCGGTGATCATCAACAACGCCTTGGTCTACTGCGGCGCACGCGGTGGCCATGTGCGTGAACTGGGCTACAACTGGCAGGCCAGCGGCTTTATCACCAATGACCTGTCCATTCGTTCTGCAAACCTGTTTGACAACTACGAGATCAGTGACATGGCATTTGCCAAGGCTCCGATTCAGATGGTTTGGTTTGTGTCGACTTCAGGCATGTTGCTTGGCTTGACCTACACACCAGAGCAACAGGTCGGAGCATGGCACAAGCACGATACCGATGGCACATTTGAGTCTTGCACAGTGGTGGCCGAGGGCAATGAGGATCGGCTGTATGTTGTCGTCAAGCGCACCATTGGCGGAGTCACAAAGCGATATGTCGAGCGCATGGCAAGCCGTCACTTTGAATCGATCGAGGGCGCATTTTTTGTCGACTCGGGCGCGACCTATGACGGAACCAACACTTCGGCCACGACGGTCACAGTCAGTGGCGGCACGACCTGGGGGCCAGCAGATATCCTGACAATTACAGCATCGACAGCCATCTTTACTTACCCAGGCACTGGGGATGTCAATGACGCCATTGTGCTGACCGACTCGGCTGGCAACAAGTATCGCCTCACAATCCGCTCCACGACCTCCACAACGGTCGCAACGGCTCGAGTTGATGTGACACTACCCGCCGCGCTTAGAAACACCGCCACGGCCCTGTATTCGTTTGCACGCAATACAATCAGCGGTCTGACCTGGCTTGAGGGCAAGACCGTCTCGATCCTGGCTGATGGATCGGTGCAACCGCAAGAGGTTGTGACCAGTGGAGCAATTACGCTCGACCGGGCTTCGAGCATCATTCACATTGGCCTGCCATACCAGTCTGACCTGCAAAGCCTGCCACTGGCCATGGGCATTGACAATGGCATGGGCCAAGGACGCTACAAGAATGTCAACAAGGCCTGGCTCCGGGTGTACCAGTCTTCCGGCATTTTCATTGGTCCAAACCCACAAAACTTGGTCGAGGCCAAGCAACGGACGACAGAACCATACGGCTCGCCTCCTGCGCTCAAAACAGAAGAGATCCAGATTATGCTGACACCGACATGGCTTGATAGTGGCCAGGTGTATGTCAGGCAGTCTGACCCATTGCCATTGACCATCGTTGGCATGACCCTTGAGGTTGCAATCGGTGGGTAAAGGTACCCGTAAGATCCGGTGACCCGGATACTGTTCAACCATGCAATAACCTGGTGCTGTGGAGGTAAGGTCAACACAGTCCTCCAAGCCCAGGCGAAACAGGAGATTTGACAAATGGCAACCTTATTGACCGGAACCGGGACGCAGGCAATGGGCCAGTTCGGCTCCATCTTTTCTATTGGTGGAGCAGTCACTGGCGCCATTGGCTCCTACTACGCCGCCCAAAGCCAGAAGGCGCAACTGGATTCACAAGCATCCTCGATGCGCTTCCAGTCTGACATTTCTGAACTAAATGCGGCACAGGCTGAATTCACAGCCCAACAAATCATGCGTGCCGGTAATTTAAAGCAAGGGCAGATCAGCCTTCGTGCTGGCAAGATTAAGAGTTCACAGCGTGCATCGATGGCCGCTCGAGGCATTGACCTGGGCGTCGGCAGTGCTGTTGAGACAATTGCAACAACCGACCTCATGAAAGAGATCGATATGCTGACGGTTAACGCAGACACCGTACGCAGTGCTGAGTCCGCTCGACAACAGCGCCAGAACTATTTGACCGCATCAGCAATGCAGGATGTCTCTGCTTCCAACTTGGCAGGCTCTGCTTCAACCATCAGCCCGTTCATGGCGGCTGGCACAAGCATTCTGGGTAGCGCTGGATCTGTAGCCAATGCCTGGTACCAAGATCGCAAACTTGCGGCTATTGCAAGCCGTCTGGGCATCGAATAAGGACCGACCATGGCAACAGTACCCATTTACGATTTACCGACTCAAGACGCAACCGTAGGCAACATGCCTGCATTCCAGGCTCCTGGCGTAGAGCCAATGCGCAATTTTACAGGCGAGCAAATACAAAAAGCTGGCCAGGCAGTTCAATCTGCTGGCCTTACTGTAGTCAAAATTGCAGACCGCTTGCAAGGCGAACTTGATGATGCCCAAACCAAAGAACTTTACAACAGCGTTGCGTCAAGGGTTGACGAAATTGAAACCAGATACTTGACACTTAAAGGCAAAGATGCAGTTGATGCGGCAATGAAAACCCGCCAAGACATTGAAGCCGCATTTGAAGATGTTATGGGCAAAGCACAGAATGATGTCCAGCGCATCATGTTGCGCAACTCTGCCAATGTGCGCTTGCGCAGTGCCAACAGTTCGATCATCAAGCACTCGCTTGTTGAACAACGCGACTACGATGTCAAAGAAAGTGGCGCCCAAGTTGACACATTTGTCAATGACGCGATTCGCTACTCTGCTGGCTGGCGCAGTCCGGACGGCGACTTTGCAATTTACTATGGCGCGGCAAAAGATGGCGCCAACAAGCTGGCCGACAAACTTGGCTACGAGCCAAAGAGCGCACAGCGTGAGCAGTTGCTTTTAAAAGCGACCAACGCTATTCATGGCCAGGTTGTTCAAACTCAGATCGATGCGCAAAATCTTGACCAGGCACGCGACTACTTGCAACGCTATGGCAAAGAAATGACTCCGGAGACTTTTGGCCGCGCAAAGAAAGCGCTTGAGATCGGCACAGCCGATGTCAAAGAACAAAGCCTGGCAGAAAAATTCTGGAGCAGTAGCGGCAACAACATTGCTGGTGCTCTGAAGCTGGCTCGTGAAACTTTATCCGGCAAAGAAGAAGACCAGGTTGTGCAACGCCTCAAGATTTTTGAAAACGAGCGCACCGGAATTGTTCAGGCCGCACAGAACGAAGCCAAAGACAAAGCATGGAGATCATATTCAGAGTCAGGCAACTTTAGCAAGATACCTGCAAGCATTTTGGCCAGTATGGACGGCGCTGATTTGGCCAGCCTGCAACGCACAGCCAAGGCTGATGTTGAGGCACGCACAAAAGGCACTGAGGTCAAGACAGATTCAAATATCTACTACCAGTTAACGCAGGAAGCAATTACAAACCCGGACTTCAAAGACCCGACTAAAGTTGATCTGCGCAAATACTTTGACAAATTGTCGCCCGGTGACCGCAATCATTTTATCAATCTGCAACGAACGCTAGGTACAAAGAACGAAGCGCCAGAGGCAGTTACAACGCAACAGCAAATTGGCGCAGTAACCAAACAGCTTGGTCTAAAAAATGAGAAGGCTGGAATGTTTGAGTCTGAAGCCAATAAGGCTTTGTTCGCGGCCCAAGTTCAAAAAGGCGGCAAGCTAAATCAAGCAGAGCGCCAAAAGGTTCTTGATGGCCTGGTGCTTGAAGGTGAAGTATTGAGTGGATCGTTCTTCTTGCCAGATTCAAACATGCGCCGGTTCGAGGCTCGTGCTCGTGGAGACGAAGCCAAGTTCAAGCCAGAGTTCACTGATGCACAACGCTCTCGTGCAACCGAAGCGCTTAAACGCAATGGCGTATCAAACCCAACAAGGTCGCAGGTTGATGCAGTGTTATTTGAAACCTACGGTATTGAGAAGAAGTAATAGGACACAACGACATGATGCTAGTACCTGATGATGAATTTGATGCCGCCGCCCAACGAGTTGCTGGTGTAAAAAAAGCACCAACACTTGATGAAGCCGCCGCCAATGTAATCGATGGCCAGCGCACGCAACTGCGCACCAGCCTGTATGGCGCCCTTGATTCCAATCCGGATGAGGCCGCACGCGCAAAGAATTTATCAAACAAGTCCGGCGTACCTGTCGACATCGTCCAGCGCAACTACGCGCAGGTCAACCGCAATGTGCAACTCAATGAGTTCGACGAAACGCTCAAGCGCTCGCCATTGCTTGGCCAGTGGTTAAGCAATTCAAACAACGCCAAGATTTCACACGATGATTCTGCAAACCTGGCTGGCATCGAGCGTGAGTACGGCACGATCAAGCCGATTGAGCGGTCATTCCTAGAAGAGATTACCGAACCATTCCAGCGTGGCTATGCGCGATTCAAAAAGGGCTTTGCATTAAATCTTGAAGACACGGCCATGATGAAAGGCCTACGCTCGCGTCAACAAGCGGCGGCTGAAGCAAACGGCATCACATACGATCCCAAAGTTCAGCAGGCAGTAAGCCTGGCTAACTACCAGCGCAATGTTGAAAAATTTCCTGTCCCTGCTGACATTCAGCGGGGGATGCAAGAACTTTCAGAATCAACAACTTTTGGAGAATTTGGGTCTGCTGTTTTGCGGAACCCAATGGCACTCAAAGAAATTGCAATTGAATCCGCCGGTATAGCATCACCGGCCATAGCAATGGCTATGGCAACTCGGGGCGTAACAGCAAAAGGTTCGTTTGCACTATTTCCATTTTTTTCCAATAAAGCCGTAACTGGTGCGATTGCGGCTGGCACTGGTAGTTTCTTTACCGAATACGCGGCGACTATGGATGAAGTTATGTCATCGAGCGGCGCAAACATGACAGATCCAAGCAATGTTTATAAAGCATTGACTGACGAAAAGCTGATGGCCGAAGCAAAAGACAAAGCGATAAAACGAGGCGTTCCAATTGCTTTTTTTGATGCTGTAACATTTGGTCTTGCTGGAAAACTTTTGGCAGGAGCAAAACCAACAGTTGGCAGTGTTGCATCCAGAGTTGCAGGAGAAACCGTATTGCAGGCTGGTGGTGGTGCCGCTGGTGAAGCAACTGCACAACTTTTAACTAACGAATGGAAACTTGGCGAAGTATTGCTTGAAGCAATTCTTGAAATGCCAACCGCTTTAGTTGAGATTCCAGGCAACTACAAAAGCACCATGTTGCAGGCTGAGTCTGCCGAGCGCAGTGCCAAAGCATTTGAAAAGGTGCAAGAGTTTTCTCGCGCCAGCAAGGTACGCGCCCGCAGTGCTGAAACCTTTGGCGAGTGGATCGACCAGGTATCGCAAGAGACTGATGTAACCACGGTTTACATCAGCGGAGAAACACTAAAGCAGTCTGGCCTGGCCGAGCGTGTGGCTGAAGTGTCGCCATCCGTTCGCGAACAACTTGACACAGCCATTGCAACTGGTGGCGACATTGCTATTCCTGTGACCGAGTACCAAACCAACATTGCACCGACCGAGTTCAGCACCGCGCTGATTGACGACTTGCGCATTGAAGGTGAGATGATGACACGCCGCGAGGCACGCGAATTTATCGACAACCAGGCTGAGATCATGAAGACTCAGATGGAAGCCAACGCCAAAGTCGAAATGACCAACAAAGACTTTGTGAAGTCTGCGCGTGAAGTCGAGAACTTGATGTACCAGCAAGTCAAAGCGACCAAGCAGTACACCGACAACGCCGCACGAATCAATGCGCAACTTGTGCGTGACTTTGTGGTGACCCAATCAGCGGCACTCAAGATCATGCCGACCGAGTTCTACAACCGCTACATGTACCGCGTCGAGCGAGCAGAAGGCCAGCAAGGAAGCATGGCCCTGTTCAATCAAGACCAGCGCGTGATCACTGACAGCGTGCCATTCCGCAACTGGTTTGGCTCGTCTATTTTTCAAGACGAAAGCGGCAGACCACAAACGCTTTACCACGGCACCGCAGACAATGTGACCGCGTTTGACCTTGACAATCCAAACCGCAAAGACAGCGGCTGGCTTGGCACTGGTGTGTACTTGACTGACAGCGCCGACATGGCCGAAATCTATGCCATGCAAAAGCGCCGCACCGGCACTGCTGGTGAGAATGTCATGCCGCTGTATGCGCGACTCGAGAACCCTTACATGGCCACCATGGAGGACAAGACCCGTATTCGTGCTGGTGGTCGCGAAGCCGCTGATGCATTTACTGCTGAACTGCAAGCGCAAGGCTATGACGGCGTAATCATGGAGGTTGCGCCTGATGCCCGCGAAATTGTTGTGTTCGACAACACCGCAGTCAAGTCGCCATTCAACGATGGCACCTGGTCGCGTGAGAATGCAGACATCTTGCGCCAAGGTCGACAAGTATTGCAAACCGAATCACTGACCGACGCGGATGCAATCAACTCTGAGGAAGACGCAGAAGGCGACGATGTGGCCGCAATTGAAGCGCAAGCCGACATCCCCGCAACTGTTGAAGACCAGGCTGAACTCAAGAACGCACTCGAGGTGGCCAAGAGCCAGGTGTGGAATAAAGGTCGTGACCTCAAGATGGCCATCCAGACCGCAGTGCAACAAGCCGCGACTGATGCCGGTGTTGATGTGGCTGTACCGTCTCCACAGACCACTGACTACCTGGTGCGCGTGGGCGTCAAGGACGCACTGTTTGCGCTTGAGCAAAACCCGAACGCAATTGGCTGGTACGACGAAAAAACTCGTCAGGCGCTGGCCGTCATGGCATTGGTTCACCCAGAGATTGCAACCAACGAAGACGCACGCTTTGCATTTACCTGGGCGCTGGCCGTCACATCCAACGGTTTAAAGGTCGACAAGAACTTTGAACTGGCAGAGAAGGCGTACAGCTACTATAAAGAAAACAAGGTCATGCCCACCAACATTAAAGGTGGCCAGGCCCAGGGCGCGATCAATGACTCGCTTGCCCTGTTCAACGAATTGGTCGGAGCCTGGGGCATCAAGAACTTGCGCCAGTTCATGCAGACCAACTTCACCGTGGGCGAAATCAGCGCAATCAGCAAAGACCTCAAGCCAGGCGGCGAGCACGCAGACACCACGGTCAAAGGCGCGGCCATCATTGGTCCGAAAATCGGCAACGGCTTTTTCTCCAACCTGTACGGCGATTTCACATCACTCACGATGGACCGCTGGCTGGTCCGCACCTGGGGCCGCTGGACCGGCACGCTCATTAAGAGCCTGCCCAAGCATGTGGAAACGGCAACCAACCGCTTGAACTCGGCGATCCGTAGCGCAACCCCAGAACAGGCCGCAAGCCTATCCAAGGTCATTGGCATGGACATAGCCAACACCGAGGTCAATCGCCTGGCTGATGCCATTCAGAAGGCCTCCATGGACCCCAAACTGCGCGAGCAGATGAACGAGTCCAAGGTCGGCGAGGAAGTCCGCAAGGCGGGAAACAGCCTGGCCAAGTACAACGACGGCCAAAAGGAAGCACCGGCTGGCCCTCACGAGCGCACCTACATCCGCTCTGTCTTTGCCCAGATCCTGGCTGAGTTGCAGGCTGATCCAGCCTATGCTGACCTGACCATGGCCGATTTGCAAGCCGTGCTCTGGTACGCAGAGAAAAGACTTTACGAATCAGCCAAGGACAATAATGTTGACCAAGAGTCAACAGACGGGTATAGTGATGAAGATGCCCCAGACTACGCCAACGCCGCCGCAGGTGTTGCGCGTACCTTGGGTGTTTCCGATCGCAAGATCAACAATGCATTGAAGAAGGAGTCTAAAGATGAACGCGCAAGACGAACACGATTACAAGATGAGCAAGCGCAGGTCGCTGGAGGGGAGCAAGCAGAAGCTGGAGGCTTTACTCAAAGAGAAAAACGGCTCTTTGCAGGCGCAGTCGCAACCAGAATTGCAAGATCCAATCGAAGCGGCGATCAAAAACAATCCTGGTCTTACACGGCAAAAAGCAGTGGAGATGGCGGAAAAGTTCGGGTTCTAAAAAGCCAACTTGTCACCTACTCTCAAGAATGGAAAGCAGGCGCAGGCCTGGCCCGCGTGTACCGCAACAACGGTATCAAGGTGCCCAAGTTCTACGAGTTGGAGCAAGGCAACGCACAGAATGCACAACGATTCTCTGAATCCATCACAGCCAGCAAGCAAGCCAGTGGCGACATGGGCGCGGCTGTCTTCGTTTACCAAGTCGAAGAATACCAAGGCATGCGCCTGTTCTTGGCTGAAGACGGCTTGTCCGGCGTCGCTGTCAAACCTGATGGCGACATCGTGTCGGTGTTCTCGCAAGCTGGCGCTGGCCGCTCTGTCATGGAGTTGGCCGTGGCCGCAGGCGGTACCAAGCTGGATGCATTTGAGACAATCCTGCCTGAGTTCTACGCCGCGCATGGATTTGTTGCGGCTTCGCGTTTACCCTGGGATAACACCCAGGCGCCAGAAGGCTGGAGCAAGGAAGCATTTAAAGACTTCAACAACGGCGAGCCGAATGTTGTCTTTATGGCCTTGGATCAGTCGTACTACGGTTGGCACAAGATCAGCGACGGCAAGAAGTCCAAGACCTATGACGACGCTGTTGCAGATCAAAACCGCGCTGTAAAGCGCAACAAAAAAAGGAGAGAAGATAATGGAAAACCCGCAGTTTTTGCCCAATCAGGAACCGGAGCAGGCGGCGTTCAACGCCTACGAGCAAGCGATCTCGATGTTACCCAGCGATACGGGACAGCCAGGGATGGATCAACTTCAGTCCTTGGTATCCACTATTCAAAAGAACCTCGAAGCAGTCTTACCGGATTCGCCTACGACACAGGCTTAAAAGGCGCTGAAGCTGGCCGCTTGGCAGGTGGAGATCCTCGCCTGGCCAACCGGGTTCACTTCTATGTCGACACCGGCAATGGCATTAAACCAGAGGCTGGTGTTGGCGGTAATGTCCACGCCATTTATTTGGACAACCTTTACGACGCGTCGGCTGACCCGCTGGGCATCCGCGCCCAAGCATCAACCGGTGGCCGTGACGACGCAGGTAAATGGTTCAACGATGTAGAGGCCGCAATCATTGATGCCGGGTTCGATGGCGTATACATACCAGGCGCTGGCGGTGACCAGGGTGTTGCTGTGCTTTTGGGGCCAAAACACACCAAGGTGCCAGTCGAACAACATGGCATGCACTCAATGCCATCACAGGGCGCGTATACGACGCCTGCAAGCACCAAACGCAAGTACGCGATGCTAACCCCTGAGATCCGTAAATTCGAGGCCCAGGAGGCTCAGATCAAGGCGGCGGCACCATCCGCTGACCTGCGCTCTGGCACGCTGACCTTTGACGACGCCGATGCTGAAGCTATAGCCAAGTTTTTTCCGCCAGCGGCGCAGGCTCAAATATTCCGTCAACCAGAACGCGGTGGGTTCGATCCGAAACGATTGACCACAATACTCAACGAGAAGGCGGATATGTCCACCTTCCTGCACGAAACTGCCCACTTCTTCCTGACGGTTTACGCTGACATGGCCGCACGGCCAGATGCGACCGCGCAAAACAAAGAAGACATGCAGACCATTCTTGATTGGTTTGGCATCAAAGACCTGGCCACATGGAACGCGCTGTCTCTTGATGAGCAACGCAAGTACCACGAGTCATGGGCATACAACTACGAGATCTATTTGTTTGAAGGCAAAGCACCAAGCCTGCAAATGCAATCGATGTTTGAACGATTCAGCGCCTGGTTGCGCCGCGTCTACAAATCGATTCGCGACGAACTCAATGAGATCTATCGTCAAGAAAACGGCGAAGACCTGCCAATCCTGACCGGCGAAGTCCGCCAGGTTATGGACCGGATGCTGGCCAGCGAAGAGCAGATCAAGCAGTCCGAGGCAGTCAACAGCATGGTGCCGATGTACCAGAGCCAAGAAGAGTCCGGCATGCCTGACGAAGAGTGGGCCGCTTACCAGGCAATGATGGCCGAAGCTACAGAGGCATCGATAACTGAGTTGACACAGGCAAGCCTGCGCCAGTTGAAGTGGCTTGGCAATGCTCGCTCTCGTGTGCTCAAAGAGATGCAGGCAAAGACTGCTGACACCCGCAAGGGCGTGCGCGAAGAAGTGGCCGCAGAAGTTCAAGAGGACCGCGTCTATCTGGCCATGGAGTTCTTGAAGCGCGGCATCACCAAAGATGAAAACGGCCAAGACATCCAGGCGCTGACTGGTCACAAACTCAAGATCGCCGATGTCAAAGCGTTGTACCCAGAAAGCAAAGAGTCGCTGACACCTGCGCCTGACTTGACCAAACTTGGTTATGGCAAGTACGGCATGTTGGCTGAAGACGGTTTGCCGCCTGACCTGGTGGCATCGATGTTTGGCTTTGACTCTGGCGACCAGTTGGTCCGCTCATTGCTCGAGGCCAAGCCCATCAAAGAAGAGATTGATGCCCGCACTGATGAACGCATGATGGCTGAATTCTCTGACTTGATGGACCCTGCCAGCATTGAGTTGGAAATCCAAAAGGCATTGCACAACGAGGCACGCGCCCGCTTTGTGGCCGTCGAGTTGCGCTACCTGGCCAAAGCAACACAGCCTGCACGCTTGATGATTCAAGCCGCGAAGACTGCGGCCAAGTCAATCATTGGCAACAAGGTGATCAGCGAGATCCGTCCGCGTGACTACACGCTGGCAGAAGCCCGCGCATCGAAAGAAAGCATCAAGGCATCCAAGGCTGGCAAAACTACTGAAGCCGCAAAGGCCAAACAAAATCAATTGTTGAACAATCAGTTGTCGCTCGAGGCAGTCAACGCACGCAAGGAAATTGACAAGGCTATTGATAGCTTTGCCAAGATCTTTAAGGCCGATGCGAAGATGGCCAAGAACCGCAACATTGACCTGGTCAACGCCGCACGCTACATCCTGGGCCACTACGGCCTTGGCCCGCGTGATGTCGACCCGGCAAAGTTTGTGGAGCAACTCAAGTCCTACAACCCAGACTTGTACGCAGACATCGAGCCGATTTTGCTGGAGTCGACTGGTGGCCCACGCAACTACAAAAAACTTACGCTTAACGAATTCCGTCAGATGAAGGAAATTGTCGATGCGCTGTGGTACCAGTCCAAGCGTGAAAACGAAGTGATGATTGAAGGCAAAGCAGTTGCTCTTGATTCGATCATTGCCGAACTGAATGCGCGACTTGACGAGATCGGTGTGCCTGAAGAGGTTGCCGGTGAACGCATGGCGCCTGGTCCAAAAGAAAAAGCCATCCGCGCTCTGTACAACGCCAAGGCATTGACCCGCAAGATCGAGCACTGGGCTGATGCAACAGACGGCCCTGGTGGCCCTGGTCCATTTACCAATTACATCTGGCGCCCACTGCGTGCGGCTCTTGACCAGTACCGCGTCGATCGCAACCGCTATGTCAAAGATTATGTGGACATGATCGGCAAGCTGGACCTGCCAGTGCAAAAGATTACCGCACCTGAACTGAACTACACATTCGGCAATGAAAACGGCGGCATCGGTAAAGCAGAAGTGCTTGGTGCATTGATGCACATCGGCAACGACAGCAACATGAAGAAGTTAATTGCTGGCCGTGGCTGGGGGCAAATCAATGAAGACGGCTCTGTCGACACGACGCGCTGGAATAGTTTTATGAACCGCATGATCGACGAAGGCGTGCTGACCAAAGCAGACTTCGACTTTGTGCAAGCTGTATGGGATTTAAATGAAGAACTCAAGCCTATGGCGCAAGAGGCACATCGCGAGATCTTCGGCTACTACTTCAAAGAAGTCGAGGCTCGTCCAGTGGTTACGCCGTTTGGCACATACCGTGGTGGATATGTTCCGGCAAAGACTGACCCGTTCATAGTTCGCGACGCACAGCGTCAGATGAAGATGGAGGAACTCGAGTCCGACTTCCGCAACTCGATGCCAAGCACTGGCGCCGGGTTTACGAAGTCTCGCGTCGAATACAACAAGCCTCTATCTTTGGACATCCGCGTGATGGCCAAGCACATCGATGATGTGATTCGCTTTGCACGCGTACAGCCTACGATCCGCGACACACTCAAGATCATTCGCAAGCGTGACTTTGCAGACACGATCACCCGCATTGATCCGACCGTCATCGAAGACATGATCCTGCCATGGCTTAATCGATCTGCCCGTCAGATCACGAGCGAGGTTGGCATGAACCGAAGCGTCGACAACTTCTGGCGTGCTGTTCGCGCTCGCACTGGTATTGGCATCATGTTTGCCAACATCACCAACGCATTGCAACAGGTAACTGGTTTCTTCCCTGCATTGCTCAAGGTCGAAGGCAAATACATGAAGACGGCCCTGGTCGACTACATGAAGAGTCCAACAGCGCAGGCTGAGTTTGTTGCTGAGTTGTCGCCGTTCATGGCTGACCGCATGAGCAATCAGATGATTGAAGTGCAGGACATGATGAATGACCTGCTGATCAACCCAACGAAGTTTGACAAGATCCAGAAGTGGTCCAACAAGCATGGCTATTTTTTGCAACAGGCTTTCCAGAACTTTGTCGACATCGTGACCTGGGTTGGCGCGTACAACCAAACCGTCACAGATCTTGGCGCCAATGTTGATGAAAAGTCAGCAAGCAATGAGGCAATCAAGCGAGCAGACGCCGCAGTGCGTATGACGCAATCCAGCTTGTTGCCTGAAGACTTGTCTGCCTTTGAAGTCGGATCGCCGTTCTACAAGACGCTGATCCAGTTCTATGGCTACTTCAACATGATGGCCAACTTGAACGCCAACGAGTACATCAAGATCTTCCGTGACCTTGGATGGCGTGGCCAAAAGGGCAAACTGTTCATGACCTACCTGCTGGGCTTTGGCTTGCCAATGCTGGCCGCTGACGCCATCGTGCGCAGTCTGGGCGGCGGCTGGGACGACGATGATGATGACGGCTACCTCGATGTCTTTATGAGTTGGTTCCTTGGGTCACAATTGCGTGGTGCTGTTGCCATGGTGCCGTTTGGCTCTGCGGCTATCGTGCCATTCAACGCTTTTAACAACAAGCCTTACGATGACCGCATGACCACCAGCCCGTCTGTATCGACGCTGGAAGGTGCGACCGTCGGTGTAGTAAAAGCCGGTATCAACATTGCAGATCCTGACAAAGATGTGACGGGCAAGAATGTCCGAGACATCCTGACCCTGATCAGCCTTGTGACCGGCATCCCCGTTACCGTGCTTGGCAGACCGATTGGTTATGCCATCGAAGTCGAGCGCGGAAAGATTGAACCAACCTCAACTGCCGACTACATTCGCGGGCTTGCCACTGGCAAAGCAAGTGAATCGTCGAGACAGTAAGGTACCCGTATCCACAACCAAAATGCTTAGTCTCTTCACAATTGTCCAGGAGTTCCGCCCATGACCATCAGTTCAAATAGCCGGAAAGCCGGTCCGTTCATTGGTAACGGGACAGCCGCGACTTTCCCCTTTACATTCAAGGTCTTCCAGGCTTCTGACCTGGAAGTCGTGAGACTCACTGTCGCTACCAATGTGGAGACGGTGCTTGTGCTCGGCACCAATTACACTGCATCGGTCAATGAAGACCAGAACTCAAGCCCTGGTGGCACGATCACGCTGTCTGCTGGCGCCCTGGCGGCTGGCTTCAACCTGGTCATCACCTCGGACATTGAAAACCTTCAGCCGACCGACCTGACCAACCAGGGTGGCTTTTACCCTGAAGTGATCACCGACGCGCTGGACCGTGCAACGATTCAGATTCAACAGCTTCAAACTTCTGTCGACCGTGCGGCACTATTGCCAATCACGAGCGACGCAGATGCCGCGTCCCTGGTGGCCGACATCGTGCGCCTGGCTGACAGCGCAGACAACTTGGACATCGATGCAAACAACATCGCATCAATCAATTCTGTTGCCGGTAGCATTGCAAATGTCAACACCGTTGCAACCAATATTGGCAATGTCAACACAGTTGCCGGTGTATCAGCCAGCGTGACTTTGGTTGGCACAAACATCGCATCAGTCAACACCGTAGCTTCTGATTTAAATGAGCCGGTGTCTGAGATTGAAACTGTTGCGACCAACATCACGAATGTAAACACCGTCGGCACCAACATCGCCAATGTCAATACAGTGGCTGGCATCAGCGCCAATGTGACGACCGTCGCTGGCATCTCTGCCAATGTGTCTACCGTGGCCACCAACAGCGCCAGCGTGGTGACTGTTGCCGGTGACATCGCCGCAGTGACTACCGTTGCCAACGACCTCAATGAGCCTGTCTCTGAGATTGAAACGGTTGCCACGAATATTGCCAATGTAAATACCGTTGGTACCAACATTGCCAGCGTAAACACTGCCGCAGGAAACAACGCAAACATTACGACTGTGGCGACCAACATTGCCAATGTGAACACGACTGCAACCAACATTGCAAATGTGAACTCGGTCGCAGGTAACGCGACCAACATCAATGCTGTGGCTGGTAACAGCACCAACATCAATGCCGTTGCGACGAACTCGACCAACATCAATACTGCCGCAACAAACATTGCATCGATCACGACTGTTGCCAATGACTTGAATGAGCCTGTCAGTGAAATTGACACGGTTGCAAATAGCATTGCCAATGTCAACACAGTCGGCACAAACATCGCAAGCGTACAGACTGTTGCTGGTATTGCCGGTGATGTAAACACTGTTGCAGGTGTTGCGCCCAATGTGACCACTGTTGCAGGCATTAGCGCGAATGTGACCACGGTTGCAGGAGTGGCCGCGAATGTAACGACTGTTGCTGGCATCTCTGCCAATGTCACTACGGTGGCAGGTATATCTGCCAATGTCACTTCGGTGGCCGGTGTCGCATCAGACATCCCAATCGTTGCCGCGAATGTGGCCGACATCAGCAACTTTGCCGATGTTTACCAGGGCGCCAAAAGCACGCCTCCTACGCTTCGCAACGACGGCAGTGCGCTTCAGATTGGTGACTTGTATTTCAACAGCGTGAGCAACGCCATGTTTGTGCGTGCAAGCACCGGCTGGGTTCCTGCTGGTTCAAGCGTCAACGGTACAAGCCAGCGCTATCGGTACATTGCAACTTCTGGCCAAACGACATTTACTGGCGCAGACAGCAATGGCAACACGCTGACTTATGACGCTGGCTTTGTTGACATCTATCTAAACGGTGTCCGTCTTGATAGCACAGACTTCACTGCATCAAGTGGTACAAGCATTGTGCTGGCCTCTGGCGCCGCGCTAAACGACGAACTTAACATTGTTGCGTTTGGCACATTTGATGTGGCCGCGTTTAACGGATCTGGTTTAGTTGATAGCACTGTCAACATCAGCAAACTGAGTGCAACCGGAACGCGTAGTTCCGCGACCGCATTGCGTGGCGACAACACTTTTGCAGACATCACACCAACAGAAATTTCTGATCAAGCCAACACAAGCACTGGTTACATGATGATGCCTGTCGGCACAACTGCACAGCGCCCAGGAACACCAGCGGCTGGCATGTATAGATTAAATAGCACAACGGGTGAGCCAGAATGGTTTGATAGCGTAAATTCAATATGGCTTACCTTTAGTCAATCAAAGGTCTATGGCCTTGAATACTTAATTGTTGCTGGTGGTGGTGGTGGTGGTAATGAGCAAGCTGGTTCATTTGAAAATGGCGGCGGCGGTGGTGCCGGTGGATATATTTCTAGCTCATCACAAGTTTCCGCTGGATCTGTGTTTTCTATTGTTATCGGCGGTGGCGGCGGCGGCTTTACAAATGGATCAAACACAACTGGATTTTCTTTAACAGCTATTGGCGGCGGCCTTGGCGCTGGAAACCCTCCATATTCCGCTGGCTCTGGTGGTTCTGGTGGCGGCGGCGCAAACTGGAATAATGAAACAGGCGGCTCTGGGACATCAGGTCAAGGCAACAGTGGCGGTAACGGAGCGCATGAACCTAACACAAACGGCGGTGCTGGAGGTGGTGGTGGTGCTGGAAGTTCAGGCCAAGCGGCTAGTGGAACAACCGGCGGCAATGGCGGCTCTGGACTTAATTGGCAAAGTCTTGGCACCTTTTATGCCGGTGGCGGCGGTGGCGGTGGCGGCACAAATGGCACGGGTGGAAGCGGTATTGGTGGTAACGGAGGAAATTCTAGTTCTAATAATGGAACAAATGGTACGACCAACCGTGGTGCTGGTGGTGGAGGAAACTTTGCTCCAACTGGAAATGCTGGTTCTGGTGGTTCTGGAATTGTCATTGTTCGATATGCCGGAAACCAAAGAGCAACCGGCGGGACGATTACCACTTCTGGTGGTTATGTGTATCACACATTCACAAGCTCTGGCACATTCACAGCATAAGGAATCGATATGAGCAAAGCACGAAATTTATCGCAGGTGATTGTCGACGCGGGTGGTGACATCAACGCATCATCGCTCGACAATGTAACGCCTGCATCGATCAGCGACAAAACCAACACAAGCACTGGAGCGTTTGATATTCCTGCGGGTACGACGGCAGAACGACCTGGTACTCCAGCGTCTGGCATGACTCGTTTTAATTCAACGACAAATTGCATGGAAATTTACAACGGCACCCTTTGGGAAGCAGTTGGTGACCAAACAAACTTTTACTCTGCATCTTATTTGGTTGTTGCAGGCGGTGGTGGTGGCGGCAAAGACCGTGGCGGTGGCGGTGGTGCGGGCGGGGTATTGTCTAGCACTGCATCACTTGCTGTTGGGACTGCTTATACCGTTACTGTTGGCGCTGGTGGCGCAGGTGCAACTGGCACACCAAATAACGCAGGAATAAGCGGAAGTAATAGCGTTATAAGTTCTGTTGCCACGGCAACTGCTGGCGGTGGCGGAGGCGCAACATCAGATGCTGGAATTTCAGGCGGCTCTGGTGGCGGTGGCGGCGGCTATCAGCCAAGCGGACAACCCGGTGCGGCTGGTGGTTCTGGAACATCTGGGCAAGGCTACGCTGGCGGCACTGGCACAAACTCAAACTCAACATCAAACGGCGGCGGTGGCGGCGGTGGCGCATCGGCAGTCGGCGGTAATGGTAGTGGTAACTCTGGTGGTACAGGTGGCGCTGGGGTTGCCAACTCAATTACTGGCTCATCAGTGACTTATGGCGGCGGCGGTGGCGGCTCATACGACTTGCGTACAGGCGGTAGCTCCGGCGGCGGCGGTGCAGGTGGCGGCGGAGCGGCAGGAAGCCCCGGTACTGCTGGCACAGCCAACACTGGCGGTGGTGGTGGCGCGGGTAATGGCGGAACGCCTACTTACAACGGTGGCAATGGCGGCTCTGGTGTGGTTATTATTTCAGTTCCTACCGCAAGATATTCTGGCGTTGTAACTGGTTCACCAACAGTCACAACTAGCGGTTCAAACACCATTATTAAATGGACAACATCTGGCACTTACACGGCATAACAGGAGAAACACATGGCACATTTTGCAAAAGTAAACAACGGCATCGTCGAGCAAGTCATCGTCGCCGAGCCAGAATTTTTTGACACCTTTGTGGACTCGAGTCCTGGTCAATGGATTCAAACCTCATACAACACGCATGGCGGTGTTCACGCAAACGGTGGCACGCCACTGCGCAAGAACTACGCTGGCATTGGCTACAGCTACGACGCAACGCGTGATGCATTCATCCCGCCAAAGCCGTACGCAAGCTGGCTATTAAACGACGACACATGCTTGTGGTCCGCACCGGTTGCAATGCCAACTGATGGTGGTCTTTACACATGGAATGAATCAACTCAGGCTTGGGACACGGTCCCTGACGAACAGCCATAAAAAAAGGATAAGCAATGGACCAGACGCTTTTTAACTGGGTAGTGGGTGTCTGCGGATTTCTTGGAGGCTGGATCTTGAAAGTTATTTGGGACGCAATCAAAGAACTCAAGAGCGACATTCGTCAAATCGAGCGCGACTTGCCCGAGGTCTATGTGCGCAAAGATGATTTCAAAGAAGCTGTTCGCGACATCAAGCAAGACATGAAAGATGGCTTCAACAAAATCGACAACACCCTTGGTTTGATTTTTAAAAAACTTGAGCACAAGGAAGACAAGGAATAAAAAGGTTAAGCAATGATTGACGCTACACCATTACCACCACCACCACCCGCCATTGTTTACTATCAATGTGTGCGCTGGAGTTGGACCGGAGATGTGTACGACAGAAAAGTTGTTTGCCTTGAGTGGGTAAAAAAATGATCGATCCATTTACAGCACTTGCCGCAATTCAGACTGCTGTAAAGCTGGTCAAGACTGCCGCAAAAACTGTACAGGATGTGGAATCCCTTGGACCTGTACTTTCCAAGTTCTTTACAGCCAAGGCCGACGGCATAAAAGTTCTTCAGCAATCAAAAACCAAAGGCTTTAAAGGCAGTGCAATGGGTCAAGCCATTGAACTAGAACTTGCAATTGAACAAGCCAGGGCTTTTGAAG